AAGACCGCCGATCCGATCCTGAAGGATGCGGAATTCGCCGCCGAAAACGCTCAAACCGTCAGCATCCCCCCGGATGATTCAGCACCCCCATCCTCCAAACGGGAGGCCGCAAAGCTCCGCACGGTTTCGGTGAAGCAGTGCTCGCTGCTGCTCAACAGAGATCGCAACACCATCCAGAAGTGGCTTGACCAAGGCTGCCCCTTCGTGACGCAAGCCGACCGCAACCTCGGGATTGCCTGGGAACTTGATGTCTCCGAGGTCGTGAAGTGGCTCGAGGAGCGCGCTGCCAAGTCGGCGGCAGAGAAGTTTGGCGACAGCGAAGACGGAAAGATGAGCGAGGACGAGGCGAAGCGGCGGCGTGCCGTAGCCCAGGCTGTCGTCGCCGAGCTGGACATGCTGGAACGCCTGAAGTCTGTCATCCCGATCTCCGGCGCGCTCGATCTGTGGGCCAAGGATTACGCGGAGATCAAGGCCAAGGCGATGTCGCTGCCGGACAAGATCGCGATCAGTGTCGATCCCTCTCTCGCGGATCACGTCCGGGCAATCGCCGAGCGGCATATGCGCGAGGTCATGGAGACACTGAAGACCGAGAAATCGCTCCTGAACTGGAGCTGACATGCTCAACGTCGACCACGGCCATATCGCCGGATCCCTTCCCATCGATTTCACGGAAAGTCTTGCCGCCCTCCGTCAGGCGATCGGAGACCTGCGCGACAACGTGCTCCAGCCTCCACCGTGGAAGGATCCTGAGACATGGATGTACGAGAACATCGAGCTGCCGAAGTCGAAGACGGAGCGTTCCGGACGCCTGGTGCTGACGGGCTATCAACGCGAATTCATTCGCCTGTATTTCGATCCCGAGACTATCGAGATCGACGCCACCAAGGCGACCCGCGTCGGCATGTCGCTCGAGCTGTCGGCGCTTGCCTGTTACATCCTCGCCTACCTCGGCGAGAGCGTGACGATTGCACAGCCTACGGAGGACGATGCCAAGGAGTTCTACAAGGAGCGCATCGAGCCGCTCTTCACGATGTGCCCGGCTCTAGGAGCCCTGCGCAGGAAGCCCTTGCGAGGTGAGAGCCAGGATACGTGGAACCTGATCGAGTTCACGAACGGCGCTGTCCTGCGTCTGGTCGGTGCCGCGAGTGACGACAACTTCCGCCGGTACGGGTCGAAGCACAACTGGGGCGACGAGTATTCCGCGAACGCCTGGAAGATGAAGGCGGGGTCGCAGGGAAGCAAGGCTGACCTTTTCATGGAACGCGGTGGCGAGTTTTCGCGCCCCAAGCTTGTCCTGATCTCCTCGCCCACCACGAGGGGCGACTGCAACACCACCGAGCGCTATGACAAGTCCGACAAGCAGGAACCGTGGAACGCATGCCCGCACTGCCACGAGATGCAGGTTTTCGAATGGGGCGACCGCGACACCCCCTTCGGTTTCAAGATGACGAGGGACGCACATGGCTTCGTCACGGAAGTCTTCTACGAATGCCGTCACTGCCATGAGCCCATTCGCGAGCATGACCGCTTCGAGAAGCCGATGACGGTCAACGGGCGCGTCTGCTTCTCACACAAGGAGTACATCGACGCGACGACGGAATACCGTCCCTCTGCAGTCTGGCAGATACCGGGTCGCCGCGGCATGTATATCCCCCAGTGGCTGTCCCCGAACGGACAGGCTGCGTGGAAGAACCTCGGCCAGAGCTTTCTGAACAAGCATAAGGACCCGGAGGAAAGGAAGACCTGGGTCAACAACGTCATGGGCGTTGCCTATGACGACATGTCCACCTCGGCGATCGATGGCTCCGATATCGGCCGCATGTGCCGGCCGTATCCCGCGGAGGTGCCGGACGATGTCGTCGTCCTCACCATGGGCGTTGATACCCAGACCAATAAAGAAGGCAACCACCTTGAACAGGTGGCATCTCGTGAGGCCACGATCGTCGGCTTCAACAGGTATGGCCAGAAGCGTGTCATCGGACATTGGATTGTGGAGGGAGCGCCCGGTGATCCCTCCGCTGACAATCGGCTGCGCGATCTGATCAACCGCCGCTTCCGGAAGCGTGATGGCAGAGAGCTGGCCATCATGGCCACCGCTATCGACCTTGGTGGCCACTACGCCGACGAGGTGCGGGCCTTCTGCGCGTCCTTCCCGAAGAACCGTAACGTCTGGGCGATCAAGGGTCGGAACAACACCAAGGGCACGCGCTCGGCGACGATCTGGCCCCGTAAGGTCTCCAGATCCACGAAGACAGGATCCCAGTTCTACGTCATCGACTCCCAGCTCGCTCGCGATGCTGTCTTCCGCCTCATGCAGATGCGCGGTGACGGGGCGATGTGGGTGCCGAACTCGATCCTCACCGTCTTCCCGGATTATCTGGACAAGCTGATGTGCGAGGAGCGCAAGAAGCTGAAGACGGGATGGTACTGGCAGCCGAAGAAGGGCAGCCGTGCGGAAGAAGTCTGGATGTGTCTCGCCTACGCATACGCCGCACTGAAGGGTTTGCAGGCTTCCTATAGGGGATGGCGCGACTTGAATCTTGCAGCGGACGGCCTCGGAATCCCGAAGATACCGCACGATCCCGTGACGGGCGAAGTCTACGCCGATTACTCCGGCGACGACAATTCCGCCCACGCGCTCGAGCGGACGAAGAGCCTTGTTGGCATGGCAGTCGCTGCGGTTACAGCACCTCTGCCGCCTTCGAGGAAGGCGATGGCGCAGGCCGGGGAACAGGTGGCTGTTCCGACTCCGGTCGAGGATGCACCGCCGCCAAAGCAGGTGAAACGCAGGGCCGTGAGGACGATCAGAACCTCACGCTGGTGAGGTTGGAATGGCACAGATCCGTAAGTACCGCTTTTGGGAGCCAGTGATGCTCCAGGAAGCGATCGTCGAACTCGAGAAGGCTATAGCGACGGGCACGGCATCCGTGTCGACACAAGGGCCAGGCGGCGGCACCGTTACCTGGACGAGCCGCGACAACTACGAGACCATCCTCCGTGACCTCTACGCCGCTTACGATGCCAAGACCGCAGGTGCCACTCGTCCGGCAGCCATCCAGCAGATCCGCATCGTTCCTCGCAGGGGGCTTTGATCATGGCTCCGAGAACCTCAAGAAATAACGCCAAGCCTGCAGGTGCCCCGAAGGCTGCTCCCGTCCGCTCCTTCGTCCGTGTCAAGGCGGTTGCTCAAGGCCGCTCCAGCCACTTCGACAGCCAGGCAGCCTTCCGCACATCGGGAAGCACCTTCTTCGAAGCGGCCTCGCATGCCCCGCGCCTGCAGACAGCAAGCGGTGTCGGGCCGAATGCCGCCAACACCGAATTTGAGCGGATCCGCAACCGATCCCGCCGCACCTATGCCAACGATGCCTTCTACAGGCAGGCCTGCCGGCAGATGGCCAACAACCTGATCCACTACGGCATCAAGCCCGCCAATATCAAAGATCCCGTTCTCCTGAAGCTCTGGAAGAAGTGGGTCAAGGAGGCGGATGCCCGGGGACGCATGGACTTCTACGGTCTTCAGTGGCTGCTTGCTCTCGTCGTCGTTCGCGACGGCGAAGGATTCGTGCGCTTCCGCTCCCGCAAGCCCGGCGACATGAGGTCTGGCATCAACTTCCAGATCCAGTGCCTCGAACCCGACTACGTGCCTCTCAGTGAATCCAGGATCGCACCGAACGGCAACATCATCATTTCCGGTGTCGAGCGCGACCTGATCGAGCGCGTCCGGGCGTATTGGATGTTCGACTACCATCCTCACGATGTCGTTCTCGCGCAGGGCAACGGCGGCCTTCCGAAACGGGTCGACGCATCCGATGTCCTGCACGTCTACATGCCGGATCGCTTCAGCGACACCCGCGGCTACGCACATGGCGCGGCCGCGCTCAACAGTTCCGACAGCCGCAAGACCTTCGACGACGCCCACCTCGAGAGCAAGAAGTCGCAGGCGATGAACGTGGGCTACGTCACAACTCCCCCGAACGAGGAAGCGGCAGCGTACACGCCGGACGGCGTGGATGCCGACGGCACCCAATACATCGGATACGAACCGAACACCCTGAACATCCTGCCGGCAGGATACGACGTGAAGTTCTCGTCGCCCACGCCTGTGGATCCCAACTACGCGTCCTACAAGCGCGAAGTCCTTTCGGAGCTGGCGGTCGCGTTCGGTATGGCCGTGGAGCTGATCACCTTGAACTTCGAGAAGGTCAACGACAGGCAGTATCGGGCGATCATGCTCGAGTGCCAGCGCTATTTTGAGTCCTTGCAGCACCACATGATGGTCAAGCAGTTTTCGGAACCAGTCTGGAACCGCTTCGTTGACGAGGCCTATCTGTCCGGTCTGTGGAAGCCCGAGAACGGGAAGGAGATCGAGGACTACAAGGACCCGGATTGGATGACGCCAGCACGCGGCACGATCCACCCGCTCCAGGAAATCGCCGCATTCTCGCAAGCTGTCCGCGATGGGTTCACATCCCGGAAGCGCGTTGCCGCATCCTTCGGTGAGGATATTGAAGACATCGACGATGAGAACGAAGTCGACCAGGAACGGGCGAAGCGGAAGGATCTTCGCTATCCCGTCTATCCGGCTTTGGAAGCGTTGCTGCAGACGCTGGAAGATGATCCTGAAGCCGAAACGGAGACGGAGCAACTGGCTTCAGGAACTAAGAAATGATCATGGACATTTCCGTTGACAGAGACCTTATTTGTCAACGGAAAAAACCGTGATGACAACTTTATCACACTGAAACTTATCGTTTTTTTCTGCTGCAAACGATGTTGACGGGGGCGATGAGGTCCGGTCTCCTGAGGGCGTACCAACTAGCCAAGGAGAGTGCTGTGTACCTTGCCGACTTCGTCCAGCTCGATAACGAGCGCTTCTACGTCAGTGCCAACTTGAAAACTGGCTCCATCAAACTTGAGCGCGTCGACAACGAAGCGATCGAGCGCTTCATCCGCAACATCATCACGATGGGCGGCGATCGCACTGTTCCCGCTTCCTTGAAGGAGGTGTCGGCATGAGCAAGCGCACCTACGATCATCTGCGTGCTCTCACGTCAAAGGCGAAAGCCGAACTCCTCGCGTTCGGAGATGCCGCACGGCTGGGACGGCTCGGATCCGACGTCGCGATCATGATCTGGAATGACCCTGCGTGTGTTCGCAATGCAGACGGCGGTTGGCGCTACTCATTCGAGAAGTCGGGTACTCTTTATGGGGGCGCGCTCCACATGTACGCGCTGCCGGGGTCGCGTACCTCCGCAGACGCGCTTGCTTTTCTCTCGACAGTAGCCTGGGACACAAAGCTCCGCCGCCTCGCCGAGATGTACGATAGCAACTGACAACGAATGAAGCCCCCGATCCCGGGGCTTCACTTTTCTTCCGATGCCGTCTCGAATCTTGCAGGCGACCAGGTGACGCTCTCCTCAGAGTTATCTGAGACGAGACCGAATGCCCGCAAATCCTCGCACATCGCAGCCTGCCGACCAGCGCGCCGAACGCGCTGGATCCGTCCGCGCGTTCGCGGGTGCTCCGACTTCGATCGATATCGAGACCCGCAGTTTCGATGTCGTCATCACAACGGAAACGCCGGTCCGCGCATGGGTGCCGGATCCCCGGGTGACGAACCCCGAGGTCGAGGACTGCAGCTTCATCGAGGTCGACGAGGTGCTCCTCGCTTCCGGTGTGGACCTGTCCCGGGCACCCCGCATGCCCTTCATCGACTGCCACGACACATGGTCGTCGATCGACAAGATCTTGGGCAAGATCGACGGCATCCGCGTAGAGGGCCAGTCCGTCGTCGGAAGGGCCACACTCACGCGCAAGCGCGCCGATCTGCTGGCTGACATCGCTGACGGCTTCTACGGCAACATTTCGGCGGGCTTCAGTTACGACATCCGGACTGACGCCGAATTCCGCGAGCGCGAGGGCGATGTCCCGCTCGTCATCGTCAAGCGCTGGTCTCTCAACGAGGCCTCCGCTGTCCCGCTGGGCGCAGACCCGAACGCTTTCATTCGCTCGCTTCATGGATCCGCACCTGCGGCGTCCGTCCGGAAAGCGGAACCCACCAACAAACAGGAGAGATCCATGGACGTCGAAGAGATCGTCGCCGCGGCAGAGGCCGCCATCGCTGCTGCCGAGGAGGCCATTG